TATGTACATTTCACTATAAGTGAGACCAGTATATGGCCTAGTAGGCTCTGCAGGATTAGGGGTGGTAGGTTCAACTACTGGCTCATTTGGATTAGGAGTAGCGGGTGTGGTAATAGGCTCGCTATTATCTACAAGAACTTTTGGAGTTATTATAATCTGAGGCGGCAGGCACTTCTTATCCTGCACCACAAGATCTCCATTGAGTGCAAAAATTATCTCTCCTAGAGCTGCTAATGGTTCTACTATTACGCAGTCAGATGCCCCATAGGAAACGTCAAATCCTACTATTGTCTCCCCATTGCTATTGGCTGAGCCAGCCCCAGAACCGGGAGTTATAAATGGCGGGTTATAAGCAGGCATGATATACCTTATGGAGTTGTCTTAGTTACACCATTAGTAAGAGCCCGCTCATGGTTAGCAGCAGCTATTATTTTCAGGTTTACTATGTCTGATTCTATGGAAGAGAACCTAGTTGAGATATGTATGATAGCAGAGATTACCACCATCTGAATGATACCAAGAAGCCAAGTAATAACTTTGCTAGCCCCTCTCCAATTATTGATAACCATGGCATTTTCTTCAACATGGGAATTAAAGGTTGCTAGATGGGCTTGCAGGCTAGCGCTTACGCTTTCTGTTGTTCTTGTATTAGCAGCTACATTAGTTGCCAACGACGAGAGCACAAGAAGCAATGCTCTACGTGAAGCATCATCCTCTCGTGCTATCATAGCCTCTATATCTAGATCATCATTCGCTCGTCGCATCTTGTTTTCGTTCATACTTATCCCAAATCTTTATCTACGTCATCGCAGAAGGATTGATAGTCTAAGCGTGCGTAGCTTTCATGAAGCTTAGCAGAAGCATCATCCCCAATATCAGCAAAGACCTTAGCAGTAGCCCTATTGAATACCATAGGCCAGCCTTGTTCTAATAGCCAAAATTCCGGTGAGCTTACTGTTAATGTAGGTGGGTACTGGTAGAAGCCAATATCAACAGCAGTGGCCAGCTTTGTCATTGCAATGTTAATGCCAGCGCCAGCTATGTAGTACTTATCTTTGTGATCACAGGAGGAGCCTAGCTCTTTAGTAGATAGCAGCGAGAGATACTCTTTAGTACCTCCCCGCTTAATATACTTTACTTTCCTATACCTTGGAAGGCTAGTGAAAGGAAGTGCTTGCGTATAATCAGTAGCTACAATAGGAAGAAGGATCTCTATGAGATCCCTCGAAAAGTTCTGATTTGAACTGAAGAAGTTAATTGCTTGATTAACTTCCCTATGAATGGAAGAAACCTTATCTGGCCTTTTTACAGCAGACAAGACTTCAGCAACAACTCCATTGAAGTTCATAGCTTACTCCGGAGTACGAGCTACGTAGTTCATATTGGCATCAGCATAATGCTCAAGTGCATCATACTCTTCCTGCGTCTTGGGGACGAAGGTACCATCTTCATTAGGATAAACAAAGACACCCTTGTTATTCACGAAACGTTTCAGACGCATGCTGATGTAGCCTGCGACCTTAGGTTCTTTGTTATCCGTAGAAGGATCTTTTGCTTCGGCAGCGGCTTTAGAAGCAGCCAGTTTTTCTGCGATAGTAGTCATGCTAGTCTTTCAAAGTAAGAAGGAAAAGCCCGCTATAGGCCGTTGTTTGGTGGGAGTCGCACCCTAACCTATAGCGGGTTCCCTATGATTGCCCAGATCAGGGAAAAGGATTAGGCCACGCCAGCTGTCAAGCCAGTGATATAGGCGCAAGAGAAGGGGCTGATCAGTTCCACAGCACATTCTGTGGTCAGCGAGCCGCCTACTGCATCCACACCAGTAGAAGAACCAGTGGCGCCAGTTCCGTAGCTTTCTGGGACAGTATCACGGCCATCCATATAAGCCAGCTTCAAAGCAGCCATGTCCATAACCAGCAACTGGCCAGTCAAGCCCAGACCATTCATCAAAGGATGCTCAACCAGGTTGATAGTACCTTTGTAGAACTGGAAGCTGGTATACTTCATACCAAACTTGGTTTCGCTATTAGTCATTGTGATCTGACCATTAGCACGACCGATTTGATTCAGCACCTTGATAGCCAGTGAATCACCAAAGGCAATACGCTCTTTAGGATTACCAACGTTCACAGAGTACTTGAAGGCCGGCTCAACCAGACTAACCAACTGGTCATAGGAGGTAGTAGCAGCTGCCGCATTGCTGTTCTCTGGGCAATACTGTTCAATGGCATCCAGAACACCTTGCGTGGAGTGCATTGGGGTGGCGCCAGTAGTATCCATCTTGGCCTGCCCCCAGATAATAGCAGACTCAATATCCATCGAGTGGAACATTGTGCAGTCTTGCTTATTCTCTGCAATGTTGCTAATACCCATCTCAGCGTAGGAAGCACGAGCAGTATCAGTCAGTGCCCAGGCATTACGGAAGATCTGAGTAAAGTTAGAAACATACTCAGTGGTCAGACGACGAGCTGCAGGACGTTGAGAACCTTCTTCAAATGCTGTACCAACATGCAGGAGCTTATCACCGATGTTCATAGCAGCAGCTGCCACACGGCCAAAGGCTCGGGTAACTGTGATATTAGTAGCGTCAACCACTGCTGTAACACGTACATTCTCCAGTGTGCGCACATTATACAAAACCATCCCAGCTACCATGCCAACAGTAGTAGGAACAACAATGTTAGTAGCACCAATCAAAACGCCAGCCGCAAGAGTAGCTGTGATGAAGGTCATGGTCTTGGAGAAGTAACCATGGGTAGAAGATTTCGCCTTGCTACGGCCTGACTGAGAAGTCAGAGCAAACATAGGGGCAGAGCCATTGGGGAAGCGACGCAGAATTTGTGCAGCAAAGCTACGTTGATTCAGTTCAGCAGGATTGCCAGTATTGGCATTAAAGACACCAGTTGCGAGAGGCATGGTAGTTTCCTATAAAGAAAGGTAGAAGAACAGGGAGGATGGAATATTAACCTTCAGAATCAAAATAAGTATCCCAATCAGTAGCCTGAGGTTGAGATGATCTTTGATTCTGCTTAGATTCAGGGTTAACGGCCCTGCTGAGCTGGGTGATGTAATCTTTCGCCATCGTAGCTACTTCTTGTGGAGAAGCATCAGGATGTTGACGTTGCATTTCGCCAGCTACTTTGACTAGTTCTTTACGAACTACTGGGTGATCGAAATTAGCAGTACCTGTCAGAGCATTAACAGTCAGTTCGCTCTTAACCTTACCACTAAATCCTTTGTTGTTGAAGGCTTCTCTCGCATCAGTAAACTTATTCGTAAGCACGGAACTATGCGATAATGCGTGTTGATACGCGGTACGGCTAGCATGTTCCATCAGCTGCAGAATAGCTTCACTGTCCCCTTGTTTTGCTCGCTGCATAGTAGCAGGATCCGCACCTTGCATGAAGTTCAATGAACTAGCAGCAGTAGTTAGGGCAGTATTATCCAAGGCAAACTGAGGAGGAGTATCAGCTTCTTTGGCAGTATCATACATCTTAGCAAAAGGAGCCAGAGGATCAACAGGCTTTTGGTCAAGATTGGCACTATTGGGAAGTGTGGCACCTGGGTTATTATTAGCAGGGGCATTAGAAGGTGGCTGTTGCTGAGTTTGTTGCTCAGGGGCTTTAGAGGCAAAAGGATTCAAAGAAGAAAGAGAGAAGGACATAAAAGACTCCGTTAAAGAAAGAAATACTGCTTAAGGGGCAGCTTGGATTAATAGAAGCGTGTTGATGACTTCCAATCTACCTTTCACAGTTGCTTGCCTGCGAAGATAAGATTCTGCTGTTTCATTGATCTGTGGCTCACCAGATACAATGTCCATGATGATTTCCTTTGCTAGATTCTGCAAATACTTCTGTACAGCAGGATCAGAAAAGGACTTGACAATAATAGTCTTCTCAGTGGCAGAGAGTTCAGAAGTGGGAAGAAGAGTTGAATTCATTGTAAGACCTTAAGGAATAGGAGAAGCAGGAGCAGGCATAGTAGCACCTGGAATAGGAGCGGGAAGCGGAGCGGGACCAGCCTGCATAGGAGCTGCTAAAGAAGCTTGTTGCAAAGCAGCCGGGGGAGTAGGAGCTGCGTAGTTTGGATCATACTCCTCCAAGCCCCGAACTCCTTGCAGCTGCGCCAAGTGGGCAACCATAGCAGGCAGCATCTGACCATAGGCCTGTTGCAGGATAGGAGAAGTGGAAATGAGCTGCAAGATCCCAGTGATGGCTTCTGTAGAAGCAAGCTTACTCTTAGGAGTCACGCCGTCAGCTATCCTGAAAGCCAATACTTGTTGCCTCAGCACAGCCAGATCAATCTTAATAACCTCACCAGTCTTCTGGGAAACAACAGCTGCATCCTCTCCATATTGGAAGATATTCAAAGTCAGAATAGACTTCAGTGGGGAGAATACTTGGTGCTCCAAGCACAGGGCCGGCAACCGTGAGCGATTATCTGAGGCAGCCATAGTATCTGTCCACTCAGTCACACTCTTATTACCTTTTTGGAACTGCCCTTGCCGTGCATTATTCAGACCATGCAGCTCCTTGGAGAAGGATACAATAGTCTGTGCATCAGCAATTACATTGTCCATCCCACGGCTATCGAAAGGAAGCTGATGATAGACATCCGATAGCTTCTTGTTAGCAAGAGCCCCAATCCGCACAGGGATCTTAGGAGCCGCACCCTTACTATTAACATCCTTCTCATCCATAAAAGATGGATCATATAAAGCCCTGTCAGAGACAGCCCGGCGCGCCGAAGAGAACCTTATATTAAATAAGGTAGAAGCAGCCTTCTGGAATGGAATCTCACCTTCCGCAACAGACTGCGTTTGATCTCCAAGGCCATCCTCTAAAGGTTGCCCAAAGAGAATAGGCAGATAATCATAGGCAGAGATAATGCGTTTAGCAGCGATAAGAATGGAGCCATTAATAATAATGAACTTCCAGATTTGCGGAGTGTTCTTCTGAGGAGCAGTGATGCCGAACTCCGCAGGCATGATACGAGCATACAAGGTAAACTTCTCATACATTGTCCCATAGGCTGTACCACGACGAGATGAGATCTTCTCTGGCTCAAAGTAAGCATCCCAATTAACACCATTCCTGCCAATGCCAATATTCGTTACGTAATCAGAAATAAGAGGATCATCAGTATAGTTGGAGAAAGTAGAAGTCCCAGCACCAGCCAGCATAGCTTTGTCAGCATTATAAACATCCCCGCTGTCAGTAAGTTTGTTAAGAAGCCGCTTCAGTTTGGTCTTGGAGATAAGCTCAATGTAGCCAGCATAATCACCTTGCTCTGAGATATCCCCAATAGCCACATCAGGATCACGAACAACATTACGCATATTCAAGCGTTTGATCTTAGTGAAGTACTTCTTGCTACGTGTAATCTTACGGCCAGTACCTGACTCAAAGTCCCCCATAGAAGAAAACTGCTCGATAGCATCCCAATCCGCTTCGATAGCAGAGTAGTTATACTTGACCCCGTCACGGATAAAGAGCAGTAGCTGGCGAACATAGCCTCCCAGGGAAGCATGGTCATCTAAGAGAGTCTCCAGCTGCTCAGCGTATTTCTTATTCGAGGGATTAGAAACCACTGGAAAGAGAGGATAGCCTGAAAGGAACACATCAGCAAGGTAAGCTGTGTAGGAATCCACTTGAGATACTACGAGGGGCGGAGTCACAGCATCATCATCAAAGACATTAGCGCAAGGAGTGTTTCCTCTGTTGTCTACGCCATCTGATTCCTGGGCGTCTTTTGCTTTATAGCGTGCATAGGCTATGTCAATCGCGTCCATCTTCTCCCGCATCTCTACTTGGCCACCATGAGTGGATAGAATCTCAGATGCAAAGTCAAGAACAGACTTCTGTGCTGCTATTGTTAGCTTAAGAACCTTTGCAGGGCCTGGTTGTTGTTGATCAGTAGCCATATATTCCTTTGAAAGTCTCAGAAAGGTGTGTTGTCAGTCAATACTCTAGCAGATTTCTGTGTTCTAGTTACTGTTTTCAGGTTGGTAACAAGGTGCCAGTACTCATTTCGCACATCTAAGCCGTACGCTACGCAATCTAAGATGTCATCTTTATTATCCTTCTTCCCTATCTTATACTTCATGGCCTGCCATGTATAAGTTGCTCTAGGAGTGGAGAAGATATAGTAGTTTCCTGCATATACCTCAGCTACAAAGAGCCTAATGCGAGCTTCCTTAGAGCGTCCCGCTGGTTTTAGAGGAACAACATGGATACCCTGGAGCTTCCAGTCCCCTATATACTTATTAAACCAGTAAAGAAGCGTCTGCTGATAGCCAGTTTCTTCTACGCCAATAAGAGAACCTCCATGTTGGAGGCATAATTGAAGAGCTCTTATGATAAGTTGCTCAGGATCTTTGATACCAGCGTCTATTTCAGCTACATTACCCTTGCCATTATGCACATAATGAACTGTTATTACATTGTCATCAGAATTATCCCGGAAACCGGCAGGATCAATGGTTAGGAATACGCCATCTGGTTCTATTTCAGCCTCATCTCCTGGGAAAGCTGGTAGAGGAGCATGGAGAAGGGAAGAAGCTCTGGATATAGGATCATTCATGATCTCCGCAAACCATACATCCGCCTCTCCCATAGCCTCATCATGGTAGTATGACTCCATAAGAGTCTCTAATGAATGCAGCTCAGGCCATAAAGGCTCACCATTCTCCTTGATTGCACCAGTTATAAGGGACACCCAAGTGGGATTATTCTTAAGTTGGAAGAGAATGCAGTCCTCAGAATACATATTCCCTACATAGACTATCAGACGATCTCCTGTCGGGGAGATAATCTTCATGGTGGCTACGAGCCTTTTACGAAATTTTGCTCGATCTGTAGGAGAATCATCATTCTCTTTAGTTTGTGCATCATCACAGAAGATCAAGTCCGGCCGCCTATGCTTCACATTAATACCACGGATAGCAGAATCAGCTCCTTTAGCAGCTAGGATAACACTACGGCCGTGATAGAAACACTTCTTAAGCTCCTTAGCATCAGTTGTTAGCTGGCTTTCCCAGTCTCCATAGACCAAGCGGGCATTATCTGTGCAGAGCATATCATTCACGTCAGATAAAAGTTCATCTGCTAGGGGCTGATTTGCACAAAGAATGATAGCAAAGCTGATCTTATCATAGACAATAAGCCAGCAGATAATGACTTTGATGAAGGTAGTCTTAGCATGAGCACGCGGGAGGCCAAGAGCGAAGCGTAGAATCTTCCCAATCTGCTTAGGATCTCTATTGGTAAGAATAGCGAATAGCCCCACATAGAAGTCAGGGAAGGGAGAGAGCATCACTTCGGGAATAAGGAGGCCAGCAAAGAAGTTCAGGTCATGCTTTCCACGAAGGTATGCTTCTTCTGGCCTGGCAGATACTACTTCTGTCTTGAAAATAGCCGCTTCCGGGGCCGCACTCTCTTCTCTTTCTAAGATCTCAGCCATTCTTTCCCTCTTTCTCTTTAGGATAGACGGCAGAATCTACTGGGAGATACATTTTAGTAGGAATAGGTACAGCAGAGAACATATTAGCTAAGGCAGAAGCCAAGATAGAGGCTCTTTCTCTCGCTGTTTGTTGGGAGCTTGGATATAGGGAAGCCTGTGGCTGCGCCTTGGGTTCAGGATAGATATCATCCATGATAGTAAAGCTCATATTGTTGCTCCCACTGGAATAGTGTAGGGTTTATCTAAGCCATAGGTAGAATCCTTTGGTAAGGGGATGCCTTCCTTGAGGATTCTTTTAGCCTTGATGTCAGAGAATAGATTCTTAACCCCCTCTGAGGACAAGGGCGCCATAGGCTTGTTATCTATGGAGATAATCTCACTCTTTTCATTCAAGACAATCTCAGGAGCTTTGGCTAAAGCATAAGAAGGAAGAGTTAATTGAACTACGTTTACATTATTAATAGTTGGGGCAGCTATAGGATTCTTGCGGAGATAGCGGTCATGGCGTATCTTGGCAACAGTCTCCAGAGCCCTTGAGATAGCTGGGAGCTCGGCGCCAGGGATAGCATCCTGCACAGCATTGACTAGAGCGTGCTCCACAGCAGAGTATTTGTCCTCAAGCTTATCATCCACTGGTGTGGGATTATCTATGATAAGAGCTTTCAACTCAGCTTTGAAATCTTCTTGGGATAGAAGCTGCGAGATATAGGATGGGGAGCACCCCACAAGAGTGGCCACCTGGGAAGCAGATAAGCCATTAGCGAGATAAGAGAGGATTTTGTTTCTCATAATACCCTTTCTGGGGAATAGTATCTGAAGCGCAGCGAAGGAGGATCTTGGCCCGCATAATGGCTCCTTTCTGGTTGAATTGATAAAATTACGCAGCGTAGCGCAGTAGTGTACCATAGAAGATGCTGTAGATGTAAGAAGCAAAATAGAAGATATTCTGCGAAGCAGGAAAGGTACAAAAGCTAAAAAGTTTAGAAAAATTAGAGAGGAGGTATTGATACACGCGCGCCCGGCAGGGACAAAAAAAGCCCCTAGCCCCACTATCAGGGCTAAGGACTCTTGACTTTTCCTTGATCTTATGCGCTCAGAGAATGCGCCTAATGACCCTAACCTTATCTCCCTCCTTCTTTACCACTGTGCGTGGTAGAAAGCCCAAGGCGTAGAAGTGATAGATTGTGAACGGCATTCGGCTGGCATAGATTTTAGCTGTGACTCGGTGACCATGCACTTTGATGGTATCTTTGATCTGTTCCTCTAAAGTATAGATATTGGTGATGGTTGACTGTGCCATGATTGGATCTCCTGTTGCGTTGAAAGATTCTATTATATAGCTTTTATTCTATCTTAGCAAACTATTTGTTTCTATGAGCTTGGATGATCTAATAGCTTTTACCTAAACTCCAGACGATAAAAAACCCTGCGGTTTAAGGCAGGGTCTAGGAGGCTTGTTAGCCTATGCCGTATGGCTTACTCCAGGTCAAAGCTTTCAGCCTCACCGCAAGCATCTAGGACATTCTCAATAGGCTTTTGCATACGTTCCAGCTTCTCAGCAGAAAGGGATTCAGCGAAGCTTTCAACATAGCCCAACATCTTAGCCTTGTTAGCCGGTGTCTGAAGCTCCAGAGCCGCACGATTGTTAAACAAGGTGATAAGGACTTTAGTAACAGCTTCGCTCTTTCCTTGCTTGCTAATCCAATCCGTGAACTCAGCTTTAGCCTCACGCAGAATAGCGAGTGCCTCACCACTACGACCTGTTTCTGCTGTGAACTCAGCCCATGTTTCAGGGATTTTAAGACCATCCTTCAGATCACAAGTGCCACTGACCAGCTTATTGCGAGCATTAGCTTTAGCATAAGACATGATGGCAGTCTGAATCCAATTTGCCTCAGGGCTTTCATATTCTGCGATGCCATCTTCGCTAGTCTTGACAACCTTAGCACCTTGGCAGAATCCAGCGATTTCCTCTACTGTAGGGTAGAAGATATCAACTGTGCCGACCTTGACATACTTTTTGTTCTCGGTCTTAGAAACTTCCATTTTATAAACTTGCATTTGAATACTCCTATTGGCTCTTAGCCTAACTGACTTCTAGGGGAACCTCCTAGCAGGTGCGACACTTTCTCGGTGTCTGGCCTTGATTCTAAGGCATTTTCAAGGCTTGTCAACATATTTATTGATTGATTTTAACTATAGCCTATTCTTTCCCATAGATTCTATTCTACTCTGCTTTTAATAGCAAACCACGCCGCGCCTTATCTTATTCCTTGCTGGCTTCGCCAGTGCTTCGCACTTTGTTAATAATACAGAGCTTCTAGCGTATAGCTTTGATCTTCTTCGCCAGGAAGCATATAATACAGATCACTTCTTATTCTATTGGAACTATTCCGGGTTTCCAGTATTCCACAATTCCCCTTGATGGGTATTTTCGGGTATTTGACCCCTTTGCTCGGATACACTCCACGCATACACCAGCCTATTCTAAGCATCCGATAGAGTACGAGCCTATAATTAAGCAAGCTATAGATAAATATATACCCCCTTAGAAGATTTTTATTAAAGAACAATAAGATTGAAAAAATTGCTCACACACATAAAAGAACTATATATGATCCTTCTACTATTGGCCTACGGCCTTCTAATCCTTGCGATGTTAGACTGCCTTACAGATTGGAGGTGCTGATCCTGAGCGATGCCTACAAACCATTGAAAATACCCTATAAGGTGAATACTGGAAGACTGTCAACCCTGCAAACTAGAACACACCTTTTTCTCCTTCTTCTAACCTGCGCTTCGCGCTATGACTTGAAAGCTTATTATGATCTCCTCACTTCCATCTTCCATGGGCGTTACTATAACTCCTAGGGCAACTCTTACTTCTAAGCATTCTACCATTTCTATGACCTATAATGATGAGATGCTAATAGTAAATGTTCTCATCAATGTAGCAGGTAGGACAAGGACAATAAGAGTCTCAGAGTATGTCTTACAGAATCTTATTACCAAGGTTATTGCTCTTAAAGAGCAAGCTGCTATCAAAGACTCAGAGATCATAAAACTGTCCTACTTTGTATCTGCTGCGAATAAAGAATGTGATACTGGCCTTATGGTAGCCTTAAATCTTGTGAAAGCTATTATCTATAATGGAACTGATATGGTTATAGCTTTGCCAACTTCTAAGAAGGCTAAGAAGAATATAAAAGATAAAGAGATTATTCTAGGAAGTGAAGAATACTTAAATTCCCTTGATCTTGCAGCCTTTGCTACTTCTCCTGCTCCTTCTTCTTCTTCAAAAGCTAAAACTCCTAAGAAACTTCTATTAGAGGAGAAGCAATTAGAAATACTTGAAAGAGATGCACAACTGCTAGAAGATATGGATAAGAATATGCTCAAGTACTTAGAAGATATGTGACTACTTAGTATGTTCTATATTGGCACAATGGTGAAAAATAAATTCGGGAAAATTCGGGAAAAGGTGAAAATCTATGCTACTATGTTCATTGGCCCTGACCTGTTGCTTTTTTACAACAGTCTGGCTTTTACTGGCACCTTCGGTGCTTATTATCGGCATAGTATAGAAAGAAACACCATGAAACAATCTGCTAGAAACAATGAGCCTTCTAATCAAGACAAACCAGAACTGCCACCAGAATTAGCTGCTATTAAGAATCTTAAGAGTAAGAGAATAGCTTATAAGCGTGCCAAAGATGCTGAGCATCAACGTGTATCACGTAGGATAGAACTTGCAAAGAAGGTAGAATCCTTTGAATCAGTATGTGAAGCAACAGGTATTGTAGTAACTGTCAACATTCCACGCATACCTGGATATGCTATGGTCTGGACTTCTCCATTATCTGAGCTTTCTAATTGCCGTGGTCTTGCATCTAAAGGTAAAGAGTATCTCTCTTGCTTGGATACTCAGATCCTTGCTGGTATTCTTATAACCTTGGCAGATGATTATTCTTTGTTCCGCTATGCTCCAGCCTATAGTGGTGCTCAAAAGAATGCTATCATTAGAAGTGCTGGCAAAGAAGCTATTATCTCTGCTGCTCTCCTTATAGAGAATTGGATTCACTCAGGGAACGTATTCTATCTCCCGAAGCTATCTCTCCTTCTTACCAATGATACGACTCAAGGTGAAGTAGAAGCTAACATGATCCAGTGGATGAAGGAAGTTGCAGAAAGAATTGCAAAAGCATCCTATCGTGATGAAAAAGACTCTAATCCTGAAGATAGATTCTACTCTGAAGCACCAAAGAAAACAATCTCTGTTCCTACAATCGCACGTAAAGCTTCTAAAGCTAACAAAAATAATTCTCTAAAGAGAAAGATGCGCTTCTTAGAACAGAAAGCTTTTAAAACTGATGTAAAGAATGCAAAAGCATTGCTTAAGACTCTCTTATCAGAAGAAACTATTTCCCCTAAACTGGCAACTATGCTAAAGAGTGTCTTTACTGAGGATACTCTCTTGACAATGGATACTACTATGCGCTTGCTCTTGGCCACTAAGATGGAAGCTTTCTCTACTTCATCAGCATCTTCCTTGATTGCTATTCTGAAGAAACCTTATGCTATCCTTAGAGCTTCTTCTCTTGACCTTGGTTCCTTGGATGATGATGATTCTACTGATTCTCTTGATTCTATTGAAGAAAATGATAGCATAGGCGAAGCCACAGCCACTCCGCTTCCATGTTCTCCTACGTCGAACCCTACTATTATTGCTCCTGCTCCTACTATCATCATGGCATTAGACTTCACGGATTCCCCTGTTAAAGCAGCTCCTATTCCAGAGAAAGTTAAAATGTCCTTGATTGACCGCATCCGTAGAACAAAGCTTGCACTGTCTAAACAGTAAAATAGAAAGAATATCATGAACACGCCAATCTTAGAACTTACTCTTAAGCGGAAAACATTCAATGCCCTGCATAATGATGGGCAGAAGAAACCAGGGATAGAATACTGCTTCCTTGATTCCTTCTATCTTGATGCTTCTGCTCCGCTCCCATCTAAAATAAAAGCTACCGATGGGAAAGTCTATACGGCAATATACGATAACTTCCATCTGCCAAAGCCTTACCAAGATAATAGAATCAAGGCCCTTGGTTCTTTTCAGAAGCATCCGGACGGCCACTTTGTTATTATCCGCAACTACAATTCCTACTAACATTTTCTTCTTTTGAAAGCTAAGATCATGAAACAAACTAAACTGAATTCTCTTATCCTTGACGCATTTGATACTGTCGTTGGCAGCAATTGCCGCTATAGTTCGAATAATGCTGTTGAAGTATCCTTCCGTTATTTGAATCTCTTTCTCTGCCAGCTTGGAATAGATGATGCTTGTTGCGAAGAAATCTTCAAGCAGTATGTTCGTCCTTCCCACAATTGGAGCCATACAACAGAAGAATATAATGCGGCTCAAACCAAGCTGCTCTTTATCTCCTTGCTCGCTATTATGGATGATACTGAGCTGAAAGAAATCTTTGGTATATCTCCTCTCCTCCCAAGGGTCTAATAACATGAACACCTTATCTCCCACCTCAAACAGATATTATTTCACCTTCCACCCATCATCTTCCTTTCATAGTGGCTATATGGTAGTGACAGCTCCTACTGAGAGTGAAGCTCGCTCTATCATGATGGACACGTATGGCACGGTGATCTGGATTCTTTCCTTCACTGACCTTGATTTCGCTACTGTTATCCTTAACTCTGCCTATAAGATGTACGAGATTCCTCTCGGCTATATGCCAGACGATACTTCTTGGCTGACAGATTATTCTGAAACCTGCAACACATTTCCTCCTACTTCTTCTAAGAAGAACTAACATGAGCATGAACATAGAATACATTACCCTTGAACAGCTAGTAGCTGATATGGTTCCAACTTATATGGTAGGGAGTAGAATGTCATCCCTAGTTTGGACTGATTATCATCTGGCACTTAGTGTCTATGCTGAACCAGAAGAATACCCTTCTGATCTTACCAATGAAGAACAATTCCTATACGCACTCCTTATCCTTGAAGCAGAAGGAAGATAATATGAACCTCGCTATCAACCACGTTAAGAAGGAAATTGTGTCCTTCAACACAGAATTCAATGCTCTCACTGAGGCAGTCTATAAAACCTGTGGCTCTGCTATTGTCAAGAATATCCTCAAGAAGAAAGCCTTGGCCATGTTAGAGGAAGGCTCTTTAGAGCATATTCTCTTTGAAAAGTTCCAAGCCAAGATAGAAGAAGCTATTGAGCAACAGGCCGAAGGCCAGGCCACTTCCATGCTTCCCGCTTCCACAACAATAGTAGCTTCTGAGTTAGTGGCTCCTACTATCCACAGTATGTTGGGATTTCCTTCTCCTGATACTACTCTGATAAAAGAGAATGATCCTTTTTCCTCTATTGAATCCTCCTCCTACATATCTCCCTCAGCAGTAACAATTGATAAAGAAGAATTCATTGCAGAAGTAGCGGCTGTCTATGCTGATGAGCTTCTTTCAGACAAAGCTATTGCCTTAGCCACTCCTACTTCCTTCAATAGCAAAGGAGAGAGCTTCTCTCTTTCAATACAGCTAAATGATAAGCAGCTCCATGCAAAAGAGATGGCCCTATCTGGGAAAAGCTATGTCCTAATAGGAGCTGCTGGAACAGGTAAGACAACCACGCAGCGTTCAGTGGCTGAGACTTTGTTAGATGATGCACGACTGAAAACGTCTGTCTTTAAGAGCTACACCAAAGAAGGTGAGCGTGTATATCTTAGTGCTCCTAGCATTGCCTTTGTAGCATACACACGGCGGGCTGCTTCTAATCTTCGCAGAGCTATTCATAAAAGCCCTGAGATGGAAGAAGCTCTTAAGAATAACATTATGACCATCCACTCTCTCCTTGAGTATGAGCCGGAAACATACTGGGATTCTACAGAAAATAAGGATGAGTTCCGCTTTGCTCCTAAGCGTACAGCTTCTAATCCCTTGGATATCACACACCTTATCATCGAAGAAGCTTCTATGGTTGGCGCTCATGATCTCTGGATGCGCCTCTATGAAGCCTTGCCCGCTGGAGTGCAGATCATATTCATTGGGGATATTAACCAGCTTCCGCCAGTCTTTGGCCCCTCAGTCTTAAACTATGCCCTGATTAATCTTCCTGTTGTTGAGCTAACTGAAGTCTATAGGAATCAAGGTGTTGTTTTAGAGAATGCACATAACATTCTGTCAGGACGTTCTATCGTAGAAGATGATAATTATAGAGTGGTTGAGCCCCTTGGGAAAGATAAGAAAGGAAATAAAGTGCAAGTCGGGCAGGAGAAGGTTTCCTATATGCTGCGAGGATTCTTTGAGGCTCTCTATGATAAAAAAGATAAGGACGGCGAAGCTGAGTATGATCCTGAAGATTGCATGATCCTCTCTCCTTGGAATAAGCAGGCTCTTGGAACAGATAATCTCAACAAACACATAGCGCAGTTCCTTGGGGATAGAAGGAATGCTATTGTCCATGAAGTTCTTGCTGGTATGAACAAGGTATATATTGCACTTGGTGACAAGGTTATGTACAACAAGCGAGATGGTATCATCACTTCTATTGAACGTAACTCTGCCTATTTCGGCAAGGAACCACAGCTTCCTGGGTCAGACTTGCTACGCTTTGGTACAAGGCGCCTGAGTACGCATAAGGATGAACTGGATGATATTATGCTTGACTATTCCAACTTCTCTCTAGAAGCTTTAGAGGAAGAAAAGGCAGAGCGTAAGCAGCAAGCTTCCCATTGTGTAACAGTAACGTATGAGGACGGCACTTGGGATACTCTATCTGCCACCGGGGACTTCGCTTCCGCTATCTTTTCTCTTGGCTATGTCCTGACAGTACACAAAGCACAGGGATCAGAATGGCGCAAGGTCTTTATTATTCTCTTTAAAGACTTCGCTGTCTCCCTCTATAGGGAACTCTTTTATACTGCTGCTACCAGAGCAAGGACAAAAGTTACTCTCATTGCTACAAGGCAGGTCATTGAAAAGAGTATCAAGAACCAGCGTATCAAAGGCAACACCCTTGCTGATAAGCTTGAATACTTCAACAGCGGGGCTGATCTTGGCACTTATGTTCCCCTTCTTCCAGCTGGTTCTATCTGATTTTTTATAGGAGTAAGAAAATGCACGCAAAAGCAAAATATCATTGGATCTCTCTATTGCCTGAGGCTGATCTTATTACGATCTCTACAACAGGTGTTGTCCCATACGATGTAGCTCTTAAGAATAAGGTGTTTGAGATTCCAGAGGAAGCTATGCCACGGATCAGAGGCACCGCTACCTATTATCTAAATCAAAGAAAGAAAGGTGCCCACGGAAGAACTGCCGCACAGAATAGAGGGGCATTACTAGGAAGTGCTAAGTTTGCCCTATCTGGTATCCGTGGGCAGGCTGTTTCCCTTGGCCACCGTCTAATGGATATTGCCTACACTGACCTGAAAGCCAGCGAAGTCTATGAACTCCAGATGCAAGTGAACTGGCTTCTATCTGAGGTGGATATTGCACTCTCTATTCTTACCCGGCTGTCTGCTATGAAAGCAAGCTCCACTTCTCCTACCCACACAGCACATAAGGAACCAGTATGAAAAACCACATGGGACAGCCAATCGGAGTCTGCATTCTTCCAGCAATGGGAGCCTCTATTGCAGAGAAGTTGGCCTATGCTGACTGCCTTCTGAAGTCTGCTATCTATCATTTACAGAAGCTTTCTACAGCATACGATAGGGCAGGGAATTACAATGCGGCCTATGATGTTAGAAAGACTCATGCGAAACTTGTAGCTATGAGGCAGATATTGCACTCTCCTATAGAGAATAGCAATGATAGAAATCATTGACCTAGATGAACCAGAGTTTGCTTCAATAGTAGAAAGTGAGGGATGGAAGGAGTTGCACATGGCTCTTTCTATTCTTTACTTCACAGGCTCTATAACAAACTCCTCTTTGATAACAATGCAAGTATGGATTGGCCTACGCTCTCCTATACCTGACAGAAAACAAAAACACTATATCCCTCTTGCCATGAAGATAGCCTCTATGCAGGCAAATGAATCTTCCTTATCCTTCCTTGTTGGTACAGCCATGATTATGGAGGATGTGAAAAGATATTATACACTGGATGATCAGAAAATCCTTTTAAACAAACTTATAGAACAGGAGAAAAGAAATGGCAATGCCACCGTCTACTAAGAAGCAAAAGAGAATCACAATCCCTGTATCCACTGATATAGATACTGTCAAAGAACACATCCGTCAGAACACTGGGATTACCATGTCCTATATACAGATCATTCATTATCTGATCCACTTCTACATGAAACATTGTAGTGAGCCTAAGACTCAGTGGGCAGGTCCGAAGAAAGAATAACTTGAAAGGAGATAATAAAAAATATCCCACTTTTCCATCTTGACTTTTCACTTTTTTACCCTTACAATATACTATGCCTACACCACTCAACAATCTAATATCTCGCATTCGCAGTATATTCTTGCAGCCTACATTAGATCAAATGATGGCAGCAGAGTTAGAGCATGAGCTGAAAATTATCCGTGAGTGTTCTAATATGATAACCTTTATGAGCTTTCAGAAATCACTCTCTGAAGCTAAAGTGCAGGCTATCTTGCAATTCTCCAACTCTCAGAAAGCAGTAAAATGATTCAACCCAACATAGAAATCCCGGATATCAATGATCCACCAATGGAGGAAGATACTAGCATCAATGATCCAGAAGATCTTTCCTATAACTTCCGTGAGCTTATGGACCTTCTTATCGAGAAGCGTGATATTATTATCACTGTTCCAACAGAGCAAGTGGATGTTCTCAAGAAGGGCTTGTACGCACGGAAAGGGAAGGATACATATAAGCTCAGTAAAGCTGGCGTCAAGGCTGGTACTGACATTCTTTCCTTCCTGACATACTTCCCTATTGATTCTGTTACAAAGGAAGAAAATAAAGAACATACTTGTGTTCGTGTAAAGCTTGGTGCTCGTAAGAGCGTGACTGTTATTAACATTGAGGTGCCTGATGATGAACTCTGACCCTTTTGACTCTCCTATGGAAGATATTCCTACCATGAGCGAGAGAGACGAAGATGCTTATAATGCTCATATGAATGCTATTGCAGAAGCTGCTTCCCTTGCAGTTAAGACTGACACTGAGATTCAGATTGACCAATTGCATGATCTCTTGGCTAACGCCAAATTGAATAGTTGGGAAAGCGGATTCTGCCAGAGCTGCCTTGCATGGCTTGAAAAGAATCCTGCTATCAACAGGCTTTCCTTTAAACAAAAGGATGTTCTTGGTAAGACAGTATCCAAGCACTTCCATTCCTAACATCTGTCAAGGAGATAATCATGGCAACACTTGCAGAAAAGCTGGCAGCAAAGAAAGCACTAGCTGCTGCCCCTAAGATGGTGGATGTAACCGTCAAGCACGTAGAAGATACTATCCCTGTTGTGGAAGAAAAGAAGGAAGCATTATGCAAACCAATCCAGAATTCTGTGCAGCAATCGGAATTGACCCAAGCAAAGACAATTCCAGCAGACGTTCCACTAACATTCGCAGAGAGAATGGCTCTCAAGAAAGCTCTCGAGAAAGCTCAGGCAGCAGGAGCTCCCATAGTAGCAGCAACCCAGCCTCCTATTACACCCTCATTACCTGTGGCTGTTCCTATTGCTGCGAAGTCAGAAGAAAGCTCCATCAGCAGTACCAAGCCTAATGAGGCAGATGCTAAGACAGCGCAAGCCTACGCTGATATCAAAGCCAAGATCAACCTTCTTAGTGACATGAGTGAGTCTGATCTTCCTGATGCTATGAAGGATTTGAAAGCTTCTCTGCTACAGAATCCACAGGCTTGCTATCTTATGCTCCCGCAGGATATTGGCCAGATGGTTATTGCTCTGCGGGCCATGCGCCAAGAAGCTGTTGTGGAAGCTACTACTACCAAGGAAAAAGGTCCTAAGAAAGCAAGAGCTTCTAAGAACCTGACGGCTGAAGAAATCGCAGCAGCTTTTGATTCCCTTTGACTTTCTACGAAAGTTAATTACAATGTACGTCATAGTTGATCTTATGGACAGGAAGGCTGTTACCTCTGTTATACTTACACTGGCTGAAGCCAGGAAAACTATTGCAGAGATTAGGATTGCTTGTCCATTACATCTCTTTGCTATCTACTACCTTTTCCTTGAAGGAGAATAAGATGTTCCTATCTCTTGAATATAAGGTGACTTACAAAGAAGCACCTAAAGAACCGCAGCAGACTGTTGTGTTTCCTAAGCTAGAAACAGCTAATCTCTTTGCACTGGCTATTGAGCGCAATGGTGGGATTGCTGTTGTTACTTCTGCCTATGTTAAGGCTATCTCCATGCCTACTGACTTCCCTACTAAGAAAGGATATTATTATGAATAAGAATACCGGCAACCCAAAAGATGCTATCGGTGCAACAAAGATTCCCCTTGGCCTGATCCCTGCAACTGCCTTGGCTATTCAGAGCCTTGCACATCATGAAGGCAATGTGAAGTATGGGCGCTGGAACTGGAGGGGCAACCCAGTGAGAGCTTCTATCTATGTTGATGCCTGTAAACGCCACATGGAGAAGTGGATCAATGGGGAATGGGCTGATCCTACTACCAAAGTACCGCACCTTGGCTCTGCTATTGCCTGCCTGAACATCATCATTGATGCAAAAGTATGTGGTACTCTAATTGATGACCGTCCTCCTAGTGTAGATTACGGATCATTTGAAGCAGAGCTTATGTTAGTCATTGCTAATCTCGATAGGCTGCATGCGGATAAGATGCCTAGGCACTACACTCAGCAGGACATCATTCCTACCACGAATCTTGCAATGCCTCCACTTACTATGAGGGAGTATCTTCGTGAAAACGACGAAAGAGAGTAAACCATTCCGTCTATCTCATTCTACACTCCAGACTTTACATACCTGTGAGCGTAAGTTCCAGTTAGATAAGCTCCTTGTTAATGACTTGGCAAAAGAAGAGTCAGAGCATATGAGCTTCGGCAAAGGCTTCGGTGCTGGGGTGGCTACCTACTTGGTAACACAGGATGCTTCCAGAGCTTTATACGAAGCATGGCTTGCATACTGGCCTGAGATAGAGACTGATAAGAAGTCTGTTGCCCGTTGTATTGCTGCTGTAGAAGCTGCTATTCCTAAACTTGATACAATCTTGATGGACTATGAGATAGTATCCTTCGAAAGCCGACCTGCTGTAGAGCTTAGCTTTCGATTGAATACCAAAAGCAACTACTACTATGTGGGATACATTGATGCTGTTCTCCGTAATAGGTACAGTGGAGTTCATGTAGTGTTCGAGTGTAAGACAACAGGCTTGGCTTTATTCGACCTCTCTCCTTTGTATCAGAACTCAGGGCAGGCTTTAGGTTATTCTATCACACTTGATAAGATTGTTGGGGAGGAGTTATCAGACTACGGTGTACTCTATTTTGTAGCACAGCTTGGCAAAGACTTCATGCCGAAGATTCAAACCTTCGAATGGACTAAAACACTAGGAGATAGACTTAACTGGTTTGTTTCCCTTGGCCTTGACATAGAGCATCTTGAGCGCATGGCGGCGATTAATGTGTATCCTAAGCGTGGCGAGTCTTGTCTCCAATACAATAGACCATGCCGTAACTTTGGAGTATGTTCCTTGCATACACTAGATATTCCAAAGGAGATACCAGAAGATACTATTGAATATCAGTTTGTCTATGAACTGGAAGATTTAATCCAAGATCATGTCAAGAGAATCACAACCATACTTTAAGGAAAGATTATCATGAGCAAATTACCAGCAGGTGTAGGGAATTTCATGGAGGATGTAGAAGATATCACTGAGAATCTGGCTAAGATTAAAGGCCGTGCCTATTTGAATGGTCTTTACATTATCCTGAATGTTGTCAACTTCCATGCAATGACTATCATGATGGTGGGTAGTAAGATTGATAAGGAGGATAGGCTCAAGTTCGATGAGATTAGTATGGATATTTGCGTAGATATCTTTCACCGTGTAGCCTGCGCCTTGTGCAATTCTAATCAAGACGAAGTAATCATGCCTACCATGCAGGAGCTTAAGGATGATGTCTTTATGATTACTGCCAAGCAAGATGAATACGCAAAAAGAATGAAACTGCAAGGATAATATCATGGACTTATTAGCTTTATCAAAAGCCGTAGCTACCGTCAGCAACAATCATGCTGTTCTTATCTATGGTCCACCTAAGACAGGCAAGAGCCGCCTTGCTGCTACTGCTGCCACTATTCCAGAAGTATCTAAGATCTACTGGTTTGATTTGGAGAATGGCATTGAGACTCTGCTTCGGATGGGTTTGACAGATGAGGAAATGTCTAAGGTCATTGTCATCAAAGTACGTGACACTCGTGACAATCCTATTGGTATCGAGACTATGCTAAAGGCTTTCTCAGCTAAATCTCCTGTCAAGATATGCGAAGAACATGGGAAAGTAGATTGCGCCACCTGCCTCTCTGCTAAAAAACCATTTATCAGTTGGTGCCTATCTCAGTGTACGCATAATGACTTAGTTGTCATAGACTCTGGTTCCCAGCTAGGGGATTCGGCTCTTGCTGCTGCGTGCTTAGGAAAGCCCCAGATGTTCAAGCCTACATTTGATGAATATGGTATGGTTAACAAGTGGCTCGGTGATGTTATGAGCGTAGTGCAGCAGGCCACACATACTAACTTTGTCGTAGTCACTCATGAGCTGCCATTAGAAGATAATGAAGGGAAAGATAAAATCTACCCACTCATGGGTTCCAAAGCCTTTTCTTCCAAGTGTGCTAAGTTCTTTGGTACTGTTGTCTATGTGCATAAGAAGATGAACAAGCACGTAGCAGGTTCTTCCTCCACATACAGAGGAGACTTAATAACAGGAAGCCGTGTGAATGCTCTTATCGAAGGGAATGATAAGCCTACAATGAAGGCCATTCTTATTGATGCAGGTATTCTGAAAGCTGGCTTCCTCCCTGACGTTATCCAGACTTCGCTAGGTGCGGCAGTAGAAGCTCTTGAGCCAGAGTCAGCCGCAGTTGTCAATAAACCACTATCTTTAGCAGAAAGGTTAGCACTTAAGAAATAGATACTACTCGCAACGACTCCTTCTCTTTCAACAGTTAGTTTATTTTTATCAAGTTTTAATTAGGAAATATCATCATGAACGCAAAAACAGAAGCCACCATCCTTGACCTCGACGCTATGATGGATATCAAGATGGACGAAGTGGAAACTTTGCCTGACTTTGTTACCCCTCCTGCTGGCAACTATACCCTGAAGGTCAAAGAAGCCAAGATCGAAAAATACAAAAGCAAGGCTGAGCCTGATGTGCAGAAACAGCGTATCCGTCTGAGCTATATTATCATGGCCACCAAGGAAGTTGCCGCTGGTAGTATCCCTGTTGCAGATGGTTCTATGTTCTCTGAAACCTTTATGGCCACAGAAGATGGTATCAAGTTCTTCAAGAAAGCTGCTATGGGTGCCTTGAATGTTACTTCCTTTGAAGGTGCTTCTATCAAGGATGTGATTGACGGTTTGGCTGATGCAGAATTCGATGCACGGATTACAATTCGCTCTACTACTGATCCTCTGACCAAGCAAGTGTTTGAGAATGTCAGTGTTCGTGCTGTGAATGCTCCAGCCTAAGAGCTACCGCTTTTAAATAGAGAGCTTTAATATAGGGGATTCTTCACAAGAGAGTCTCCTATTTTGCTGGCCCTTCCACTAAAAAAGAAACATAATGCGAGTCCTTGTTAATTACAACAAAGAAGAAAAACCCCATATTTCCGCCCTAGCTTATATCCTTCAGAAGCATGGTGTTACTGGTATGTACACCGCTACGGATATGACAATAGGAGAACTTCTTGAGAAAGCAAAGCGCATCAATGCTTCTGCTATCCTTCTTACAAATGAGCAGACCCTCCGCTACTGTGTGCCTGGTGAGAAACCCACAGTAGATAAGTGGCGCGGCTCTCGCTTAAACTTCTCCACACCTACAATTATCCTCAATAAGCTAGAGCATATCCACACTGTTCCGCATGGTGAGTGGCTTCTAGATCAGGACATAGCTAAGCTCAAGCATCTTAGCAAAGCTCCTATGGCTTTCTCTTTTGATGTTCTTAGGAGAACTCAGGACTTTTCTGAAGCTTTCAATGATCTTCAGCGGGCCTTTGTTATCTACTATGACGTAGAGACTTCGACGCTCCCTTCCTTTACATCCTGTGGTGTAGAGAATGCTGGAGAGACAAGAATAACCTGCGCCTCATGGACTGGCATACACCTTGATGGCTCCCTACGTACTTATGTTCTTCCTCTGATTAACTTTGGTACAGATTACTGGGAATCAGATAAGGACTATGGCAAGGCCCTCTCCCTGCTTCGCAGAATCAATGCTCTCCCTTCTATCAAAGCCATGCACAATGGTATGTATGACTGCACCCACTCTATCCGCTACCATGCAGAGCCACTGAACTGGACGTATGATACGATGGCTATGGCTCATGCTGCATACAGTGAACTCCCTAAGACCCTTGACTTCGTATGCTCTTACAATTGCTATGATTACATCTTCTGGAAGGATCAGGCAGAGGCGGCTTCTAAGAGCAAGGACATAGAATCATACTGGAGCTACAATGCCAAGGATACATGGTGGGGCGCTCGAATCCTTATTGAGCAACTACGCACTTCCCCTAAGTATGCTTATAAAAACTACGCTGCTAAATTCCCTCTAGTGTACCCTGCCCTCTATTGCAACTTTGAAGGGCTTCAGATTGATTCCGCAGTACGAAGTAAACTTAGGGAAGAAAGTTCAACACAATTAGCTGACGCTCAGACAGAACTTAGAGAGATGTTCGCTGATCCTAACTTCAATCCAGGCTCATGGCAGCAAGTAGAGAAGTATATCTATAGAGTATTTGGAGCTAAGAAACCTGGCATTGGCAAGAGCAAATCTGGTACAGATGAAAAGAATCTTGTAGCAGTTGGTGAGCAGCATCCATTATTAGAGCGCCTGACGACGCAGATCATAGACTATCGTGGCGCACAGAAAGCAATAGGAACTTATTATGACTTCCTCCAATACCAAGGACGTTTATTATGGGCTCTCAACCCTTTTGGAACAGAGACTGGCCGTATGGCGTGTTCTTCTTCATCACTCTGGTGTGGAACTCAAGTACAGAATATCCCAGGATACGCTAAACAAATGCTGGTGGCTGATGATGGATATGAGCTTTTCGAGGCAGATAATAAGCAGTCAGAAGGAAGAACAACTGCATACTGTTCTCAAGAGGAAGCCCTCATTGCTGCTCTTGAAAATGCTACAAAAGACTTCTACAAGACACTTGGTACCTTATTCTTTAACATTCCATATGAAGAAGTATCGGACTTCTTTAGAAATAAAGTACTCAAGAAGATTGTCCATGGCACAAACTACATGATGGGCGCCAAGACTTTCATTGAGAATATTGGAGTTCGTATCCTCTATGAGACTGCTGCCCACATTGGTATCTCCTTAGTAACAACACCAAGGGCTAAGCATCCAGAAGAAACCACTATCAAGAAGTTCGCTGCCTCTCTCCTAGAATCATATCATAAACCATTCCCTAGAGTTAAACTCTGGTACAAGGAACTGTATAATGAAATTGCATCCACTGGTTATCTTGTTGGTCCTACTGGTCACACTCGTAGGTTCTTCGGTGATATTACTAAAAACCACAATATGCTTCGTGGCGCGGTGGCTCATCAACCTCAGAACTTATCCGTGACTGTACTTGATACTGGCCTACTGCGTGTCTACAAGGAGCTTGTACTGCCCTCTAATGGGGATATCCGTATCAAAGCACAGATTCATGATTCTATCTTTGGGCAATGGAAGATAGAGAAGCGAGACTACTATGCTCCACGTGTCCTTGAGATGATGAACAATCCTATTAAAGTGCATGGCAGAACAATGGTTATCCCGGTGGATATCAAGTATGGGAATAACTGGGCAGAAGCAGATTCTGGCAACCCTAGCGGAACGCGGAAATGGAAGGCTCCAAAATGAAAGACTTCTTTACGGAGTACATGGACTATGCTGACCTTGAACATTCTGAAGCCCCTGCCATATATCATAGGTGGGTGTGTGCTTCTATACTAGGAGCCTTGCTAGGAAGGAGTGTGCAGTTTGATCTTGGCCCTCACACTATATATCCTAACCAGTTCATAATGCTGATGGGATCTCCTGGAACTCGCAAGGGTTCCGCTATGGGTATTGGAAAAGGGCTGCTCAAATCTATAGGCTATTCAAGGTTCGCTGCGGACAAGACTTCCAAAGAACGCTTCCTTATGGATATGAAGTCCTTGGATCTGGTTGCTGGCTTTGATGATCTAGAGTCTATTGACATGGAGGCTGCTTCAGAATCTTACATTTGCTCAGGTGAGTTTACTGACTTCATTGGGCAGAATAACATGGAGTTCGTTACCATGCTCACTAATCTCTGGGACAACTTACCACATTATGACCAGCCTAAGATCACTGGTAAGAGTGTAAGAGTAGAGAAGCCTACAGTGAATCTCCTTGGTGGTAATACTGTGCAAGGGTTTGCATTAGCTTTCCCTCCTGAGGCTCTTGGTAATGGCTTCCTTTCACGTGTCTTACTGGTGCACTCTGAACCTACTGGCATCAAGATAGCATGGCCAGCTGACCTATGTTCTACAAAGAAAGACAAGCTTGTAGATAGGATGAGGGATATAAAAGCTCTTAGTGGGAAGTTTGGTGTCACTTCTGCTGCCAAGAAACTTGGTACAGAGTTATATGCATCTCAGCTACCAGTAGATGATCCACGGTTTCTTTACTATGCACAACGGAGGTATATACACTTGCTTAAATTAAGTCTTATAATGGCCGCCGCTGAACTTAAGGAGAATATAGATGAAGAACATATGCTTAGAGCCAATACCATGTTGGCCGTTGCTGAGAAAAGTATGCCTAGAGCCTTGGGCGAATATGGAAAGAACAAGTATGCTGTTGTATCAGGTGCAATCATTGAGTACCTTATGCATAGAACAATGCCAGCAACTTCAACAGACATATGGAAGGTTGTACATAAAGACATTACAAAAGTTACTGAATTAGCAGAGATTCTTTCCTCATTGAAAGCTGCTGATAAGATACAAGTTATGCAAATTCGTGGTAAGACTGGCTATATGCCTAAGATAAAAGTAGCTGCTGCCTGGCCAGCGCATTTACTAGATACTAACTGGCTAACAAAAACTGAAAGGTTCGAAGATGGATTCCACTAACTCTATTACTAAGCGTCCGCTTGTTATATATCATGGCAATTGTGCTGATGGCTTTGGGGCAGCTTGGTGCTTCTGGAATTACAGCTCAGGAACTTATGAGTTCCATCCAGGAGTCTATGGCCAAGAGCCACCTGATTGCACAGGTAAGATTGTCTATCTTGTGGACTTCTCATATAAGAAGGAGACTGTTAAAAAGATTTGCGCAGAGGCTGACTTTGTATACTTCATTGATCATCATGTCTCTGCTATCAAAGACCTTGAGCCCCTTTCTAATCCTCTTTCAGAGGAGTATCAGAAGAACTTCCAGGCAGTTACTGCTATTGATAGTAGCGGTGCTATGCTTGCATGGAACTTTTTACACAATGGTCTAGCCTACAATGAGCCAATTGATCCAACTTCAGAATATTACTATGAGCCACCCCTTCTTCTCTCTTACATTGAAGATCGTGATCTCTGGAAGTTTAAACTAGAGGGAAGTAGGGAGGTAGCTTCTTGCCTATTCTCCTATGACTATAACTTTAATCATTGGGACAGCCTCATTCTTAGTGGAATGACTACAATAGATGCCATGAAATCTGCTGGGTCTGCTATTGAAAGAAAGCATATGAAAGACATAAAAGAGCTTTTGGCAGTAGCTAAAAGAGCAATGGTTATAGGTACTTACAAGGTTCCTGTAGCTTCTATGCCGTATACTATGGCTTCTGATGCAGGGAATATCATGGCAACTGAATTCATGAAAGGTACAAAATTTGCTGCTACCTATTATGATACAGCAGAAGCAAGGAAGTTTTCTCTACGTTCTGTAAAAGATATAGGCATGGATGTTTCCATTGTAGCTGGATTCTATGGGGGTGGCGGACATAAGAATGCTGCTGGATTCTCTGTTCCAAGAACGCATTTACTGGCGCTTCTCTAGGAGAAAATCATGAGCAAAGCAAAACTTAATCCAATTCTATTTAATTTAAGTAAGAGCATCACTGAAGATGTTAAAAGGCCAGATCATCCAGACTTTCTGACTTCGTCAGAATTGAAAGCAAAAGAATGGAGTGGCGTACGCCTTAACTCTCTCATTGATACTTTTGAGTTCTGGGTAGCAGGTGAAGTTAGGAAAACTATAGCTGCTGAACTTGTAAGAGCTGATTATATGCTACTTGAAAAAGCTCACGTAGAACTCTTTGGTATATCAACCGCGCATCCGCGCTAATTTAGGAGAATATGATGTTTACTACAGATGAGATAGCTTCCGTGTGCCATGAAACCAATAGGGCATACTGCAAAGTCCTAGGAGATGATAGCCAGAAGCCTTGGGATGAGGCACCTCAGTGGCAGAAGGACTCTGCTATTAAAGGTGTAGCGTACCATATATATAATCCTTCTGTTAAGCCATCTGATTCTCATAACTCTTGGCTGGCACAGAAGGCCCTTGATGGATGGAAGTATGGAGATAGGAAGAATGAAGAGAAGAAAGAGCATCCTTGCTTTGTGCCTTATGATGAACTTGCTACTTCTCAACGGATAAAAGACTATCTCTTTAAAGCAGTCGTAGATTCAATGCTGATGAGAAAGTAAAGACAAACAAGAAAGCCCCTTCCCCTAGATAATAGAGGTTGGGGCTTTTTGCTGCGCAACTACTTTCTTAGCCGAAGGCTAGGAGCCTGCTCCATCAAGCCCATTCATCATATGCATAAAAGGGCTTGTTGGTTTGAGCTTCTCAACAAAGGTTTCTTTCCCTGAAGTGTTAGTTCTACCAAGTGCTTCATTGACTGCTGCTTGCCAGCCACGAGGACTTCCTCCATTCCTCATATACACATCAGCGTAGTCTGCTATTCCTTCATCAGTAAGGTTTCCATTGCGGATAGCATTCTTGAGTTTGATGGTTGCGGCCTGCCTGTTCTCCCTATCTACAGATCCATAGAAGGTGTTCAGGTGGTCATATTCCCTCAACTGAGCTTCCTCTACTGGCCTTGCCCCTAGCACACGTGAGATAATACCTGTCGTAGTCCATACTTCATCAGGTGTTTGCACTGTATTCCCCTGCCTTGTAACACTGTACCCTGTAGCTATCTCAGCTGTCCTTGCTAAAGGCCTTGAGATATTTTGTAGGGAAAGAGCTTGCAGCATAGCTTGGCCTGCATTGCTTCCTTGGCCCATTGCACTAGCCACACCTCCTACTGCCTGCACAATCTGCTGAGCTGCATTGATAGCAACCACCCCATCAATTCCCGGCGCCCGGAAGTTAGAATCTCCACGAGTAAAGAGTCCGACACCACTTAGAGATGGTAGGCCATAGAGTGTACTCTGTGCCATCTTATCAGGCAAAGCCCTGTAGGTTCCAGTAACCAAGTCGTAGTGATCATCTGAGAAGTGCTCTCCTATCAACTGAGATACAGGGGAAAAGCCAGGCATAGAAGTTGTACCAAAGATCCCAGACTGTAGCGCCATAGCTTTCATCAAGTTCTTATAGTTCTTGAGTTCCAGCTGCCTATACATATTCTGTGCAAGAGTGACGGAGTATGTCTGGAACAAGCCAAGAGCAACACCAAGAGTTCCTTGGAAGAACACTGGCCGTTGAGACGCTTCAAAGTTACCAACTGCCTTGTCCATGAAATCACGAGCAAAGATTGTGACTCCTGCGTCATCAAGCTCAGGATAGAGGCGCTTAGCGAGGACGGCCCCTGTGAACATAGTCTGCCTGCGCACAAGTTTCTCAGAGAAGTCTGCTGGCTTAGACATCCAGTTAATGATATTGCTATCCAGCATCTTCTCTGTTGTAGCAATGGCGCCCTTACTCATGCTTCTAGCTGCACTGAGTGTTTTGTTTGCTTCACTGACAACAGAATCAAAGTAACCTTCCCTAATCCACCTCTGTTCTAACTTTGTAAAGACAGGGAGCTGGCTCATAGAAGCTCGCATACCTTCGTACATCACTTGAGTTGGAGATACGTTAGCTGTAGCCTTAGCAACTCCCAGGAAGTGGGCAGGCATTTCACTACCAGCAGCAAGAGAAGTAAGGATAGGCAAGCTCATCATGTTCACTAGCGGCTGAGCAAGTTCCCCAACACGCAGCATCATAGTGGCAGCCAATGCGTTGGAGGCATACACGATACGCTTACTGATATCAGGGCTATCCTCTAGCTTAGCGAAGCCCCTCTCCTTGGCAATCTCATCATCGAAACCCTTCCAGATGACAATGCCCTTGTCCTTCATCTCCTTCATAACTTTTTCATAGTCAACCTGGGCCATAGCCTCAGGTGTAAGTTCCTTTGTCTTACCCACAAGAACCTTAACAAGAGGAGCTGCTGTGTTCTTCCAGATAGCATCTACAGAGCGCACACCCATACTCAGGGCAGACTCAAAGCCTTGGTTAAGAGACTTCCATCCTTCATATTCTCCGAGGTTAGGATTCCCAAGAAGGGTATTCTTCATCACGGCCGCCGCATCCTTAGGTGCATCAGTGATCTTCTTCACCAATGATAGTGGCTGTGCGTCAAAGCTACCACGATTCATGGCGCTCATCTTATCAAGCTGTTCTGTGATATCGCTCATAGCAAGATCAGCAAGCTGGCGCATCTCACTGTTGATATAATGCTCATAACCACCAGCAATTTCACCGAACACCTGAGTATCTGTGCGGATCATAGCAGAAGCTGAAGCACCAGTCTTGAGAGCAGAGGTATCAGCCACTGTCATATGAATAGGATCCATACGTCCATTAAGGCGGCTCCATTCTCTCTGCTCTACACCCTTCTCAATAACACGTTCACCAGATCCACTAGTCTCAATGCCGGCCTTATACTTGCGTACAATTTCCGTAAGCTGATCCTGTGTATTGGCCCAGAGGATCTTAGTAGAGTCATCAGTGCCTTGTACATAAGCAATGAACTTATTGACAGGGTTGAAAGAAGGAAGCCAGAGGCCAATGTCATTAACATTATCCATGCCCTTGATCTTCCGAGAGGCATTGGCCATACTGAGGAGCTTAGGAGATACGCTTTGGATGTAGTTGATGGTATCAATAACACTAGGAGACACTACTCTGTAGACTTCCCCTTGGAACTTCACTGGCTCAAGGACAGTTATTTTCTTCCCAGCTTCATCCTTCTTGATAATCTTCTGCACAATATTCCATTGCTGAGTATCCTCATCCAGGCGGAATCCTCTCCAACCTTTAAGAGATGCATTCACTTCACGGAATGTATTGAACTCAATGACCTCTGCTTTGTTGACAGAGATCTTAGTCATGTGCTCAGCTAGTGGCTTGTTGACTTCAGTAATAAAATCATTACGTAGCTTCTCCCACTTGCGTCCTATACTAGAAACCATTGGCCCAAGATCGCCCATGTTCCTAGCAAAGAAGTCAGCGCTATTAATAAAAGCATTGCCGGCAAGAGAGTTATTAGCTTTCCCCAAAGCGTTCTTAATGAAGTCAAGCTGATACCTAACTGATTCAATATCACGACCTTCTCCAAATGTGATCTCAGCGGCACGTTGTACATAGTAGTTAGTAGACGAGAACATACTAGCAGCAGTGATCTCAGAATTGATAGTTGAGAGAGATCTGTTGTTCAAGGAAGCCATAGCCTGCACATACTGAGCCTTCTTGATATTCCCTTTAATAACAAGCGGCTGGTCTGCTTTATTGAGGACCTTAGAGAAATCATCTACAGAGCCTACGAGTGAGAAGTCAGTAGGATGCAGGTTGGCTAGGAAGTCAGCAGTCTTATCTTTCATGCTGGCGTAGGTCATCACTGCAATCTCAGGAGTATTCGTCTTGAGTGCAATAGACTGCATAGGAGCCCCTTGAGCTAGGAGCGTATCAATAGCCTCTTTCTTCTGCTCACTAAGGATACGTTTAAGATCAGCCAAAGAAGCATCTACCCCACCATCTATTACAGAGGAGATAGTAGTAGTTGTCTGATTAATAACGCTTCCAGCAGGAGCAGCTTGTACAGTTTGTGCGCCAGCAGGCTGAATAAGATTCCCTGCCTTATCAATACGGGCCTCTTCCGCACGAGCACCAGCACGAACTAGAATTTCTGCATTATGAGCTCCTGATCCAATATCCTCGAAGCCCATGAGAACATCATCTACATTGACTTTAAAGAGCCGCACTGTACCGAATTGTGCCCCCTTAGTTGCATGAGTTGTATAGGATACTACAGCTGCGTGGCCTTGTTCTGTGCCCTTGTGCTTACTACCACGATATAGGAAGATATCCCCATTAGCATCAGCAAGCTTACGAAGATCATCACGGAGTTTATTAGAAGCAGGTGAGTCAACAAGTTCTGCGAAAGCGGTTGCTGCATTTGTGTCCGCATTATGCGCACCAAAGCCGCCATGCTTCAGGCCATAGTAGTCAATAGACGCCTTGCGCATCTTATTAACATTACCGCTAATCCAATCATCCAGCATAGTAACACCTTCACCAGTGCCTGAGCGCCCTGGCCGATAGTAGTTGATGTTCCCATTGCCAGCAATCTTATCAATAGCTGCCTGATAGGTAGGAGTAGGACCTGTCTTAGAGATAACACCAGATGCGATAAGTTGCTCAGTCTTCTGCTGCATTACAGTCTTGTAAACAGGACTTCTATCAAAGGTCTTAATAGTCAGTGCAGCTACTTCAGGATCCTTGGAGCTCTTAGCAAGAATAGCGGAGATCAGTGGGCCATCAGAGATAGATACTTGCAGCTTTGAAATCTCAGCCGCAGTCATCTTATCTACTTTCTCCATCACAGCAATGTAGCTTTTCTGTACATCAGCTGAGGCCTTTCCCATAAGCTCAAAGGAAGCATCAATATTCGGAGTCTTACCGAAATTATATGGGAGATCTTTGGCCCAGCTTTCTACTGTACCAGGCAGGGCATTAGCTCCTGCATAGTGTTTCAGATCAGCCTTGGTACCAAAGCCAACTCCAGGATAGTATACTGCCTCAACTGCTCTAGGCTGTGTTGGGCCTTTCTTGGAAGTGATATCAATAAGAGTTGGCTCAGGTGTAAGATCTCCCGCAGTCTTTACTTTGCCCACAGCCTTTACAGTAAAATCAGAAGCAGCAGTTGGGCGGAAGGATTCTACTCCAAGTAGAGCCGCATCTGTAGCAAAGCGCTTTTTGATAATCTCCTTAGATTCCAGAGGAAGATTACTCAGCGAGCCACTCATCATGCTCTCAAAGATAGTATCAGCTTCAGCAGTAGCAGCTATCTTAGCCTTAGCAGCCATGCCATAGATCAGATCATTCGCATCTGTAAAGCCAGCAATCTTACGATCCTTAATGATAGCATCAAACAAAGAGATATTCGTATGGGCCGCCATGAGATTGGCAGTGGTGGGCGCGGTTGGATTGATAGGAGCTGTCTTACCGAATACAAAATCAATTGCATTGGAATAGATGCTTCCAGCTTCCCGTTTGACTGCAGCATTATCTGCAATAGCACCTACTGCTCCACCAAGTACACCACCTGCAAGGATAGAGATACCAAAGTTGGAAACAGGATCCTTCATGTAATCTTCTACATAAGGATGTGCATTCATTGCACCAAGAGCAGCTACTTCAAATGCAGCAGCATCAATAGCTTGGTTAACAGCTGTCTTAGCATAGATTCCACGAACCGCACTTCTATAGGCAGTGGTTTCTCCTGCCCCTGCTTTGAACATAGAAGCAACTTCATCCAAGCTCTGCCGCTTACCTGCAGTTGTAAACCAGTTAACCGCTTTGGAACCATTGCGGATAGCATTCATTCCCTTGATGGCCAAGCCACCAGGAACCAAAGAACCTGCAATAAAAGAAGCAGTATGAATAGTCTCCGGGTTTTCTTCGTAAACTCGCAATGCATTATCAGAGATTCCTGAAAGAAGATCAGCCGTAGAAGCTTCAGGTGTGAAAGGGATAGAATTCCAAAGAGAGGCGCCAGCATCCACAACAGTGGCAAGTGCTCCCCCTAGAACATCATTCACCAAATTCGACTGTGTGTCAAACTTAGCAGAATGATAGTCATTGTTGATTTCAGTATCGAAGCCTTCTGAGTTTCCAAATAGAGTAGACATTCTTATTCCCTATTGTTCATGTAGTTTTGAGTACCGATAGCAAAAGCTCCTAGTGAGCCTAGAGGAGCCATGCTGGTATTTGAGGTGGAGGGCACAGAGAGTACTTTCTTAATAGCTTCCCACAAGCCACTTGTCCTAGCTGCATTATCAATGAGGGCATTTAAGATAAGTGTATCTGGCGTACCAAACATACTCTTAGCCTGACGGCCGGCTGCGCTAGAAGCCATCTGCTTGAGAGCTGCCATCTTCACCAAGCCACTAGCAGGATCATTGGAGATGTTCTTCATGTAAGAAGTAATAACAGATTGGAGATCTCTCTTGCCAGTGGTCTTATAGGCATCTTCTTGAGCTGCTAAGAACTCTGGATCTTGAATACCCCATGAAGCTACATTAGAAGCAAAGCGGTCAGTAGCTTGCCCACGATAGATTTCCAGAGCAATTGCATTATCCTGTGCTCTTTTGATCTTCTTACCAGCAGCATCTAAGCCTACGGAAGAAGCTAGCAAAGCAGCTTTCTCAGCCTTAGCTTCAGGAGAATCAAACTTGGTACCATACTTCTTACGAAGCAGAGCATCAACCATCTCAGGCTTACCTGCATTACGCGCAATGATATCCAGAGTAGCCTTTACAGATTCATCTGTAGCTGCTGGATTATTCTCTTTCTCCTTGGAGATAGTAAGAGTCAGGGCATCAGCATTCCCACTCATAGCAAGTGTAGGTAAGTCCTGATCTGCTGCACCAAGAGCCTCCCGCATAGCAGGGTCTCTATCTGCCCGCTTAATAGAAGCAGCCATAGCCATCATCTGAGCATCTGGATCAGCTTCATTGGCAATAGAAGGATTCAGGATAGCTAAACGCTTCTGTTCTGTAGGGGATAAGGAAGCACGTAATGCAGCAGCCTCTTCTACCTTGGCATCCTTCTTGAGCTCTGCCCTTAGAGTAAGTTCATCCCCTAGACGTTCCTTTCTAGCAGAGAGAGCATCAATACGCTTAGCTTCTTCCTCGGCTGTCTTAAGAGCCGCATTCATGCTAGCAAATGTGGTGTTAGTGGCAAGATAGTTCTTGGCCTCATTATCCACGCTGCTTCTGGTAGTAAGCAATTGCTGACGGATTTTGGCTGTGATAGGAGAGTCTCCAATGCCAGTATACCACATTGGGTCAGCTCTATCTGCTGCCTCAGCTTCTCTCAGCTGCTGCTCAAGGAAAGGCACACCAAGCTTAGAAGAAGCAAAGTTCATAGCCTCCGCCATGAGGGAAGTACTCTTTTGAGCAGCACTCTCCCTGATACTAGATAGAACTCCGCGAGCTTCAGCAGGATCTGTCATCCCCTTAAGAGCATTGATACTTGCAAAGAGATCATTACTGATATTAGGGCCCGTCTTAACAGGAGCGCTACCTTGGCTATTAGCAGCTCCAATATTGGAAAGAGATAAGGTCCCATTCTCCTGCATGGTAGCAGTTACCCCAGGATACCATTTAGGAGCTGCTGCATTGATACGCTGCATTGCTCCAGTTGTATTGACCTTATCAGTGCGTGTAAGGTTGTGACCATTCTCATCAGCAGCTAGGGGATCTCTTAGAAGAGTCTCTGGTACAGGAACAACATTAGCTGGATTAACAACTCCGCGGCCTGCACCCACATTATTTACATCAGCGTTAGGAGGATTTACAGATCCCCTACCTGCTCCGGCTCCAGTATCAATTAGAGGAGTCGGGCCAGTCAAAGAAAGAAGAAGGGCGGAAAGCTCATCCTCCTGCTTCATTCTAGCTTGTTCTTCCCTGTAAGCTGCCCATTCTTCAGGGGAAGCATAGATGCTAGGAGCATTGCCATCAGGCATTACAAGTTCATGGGGGCTGATATCACGAGTTGCCATTTTCTTTCCTTAGAATGTGTAGTTGTTAACAAAGCTCTGATCACCCCAAAGCTGGCTAAGAGTATCAGCAGTGGAACCAGTGTACTTTAGGTTATCTAAAGCGATACTCTGATCAGTTTGCTGAGGGCCATAGGATACAAAGCTAGCCTGAGGAAGATTCATAGTCTGCCCACTAGACATAGGAGCGTACATAGTGGTGGAAGATGTAGGAGAAGTAGTAGTTGAGCCGCCGCTAGTATTAGATGTCTGCGTGCCTGTAGAGTTTGTAGTCTCAGTGCCAGTTGTCTTGGAATTCGTAACTGAGCCTTTAGCAACAGACAGAGCATTAATAAGTGCGGTAGCAACAGGATCTTGCTGTCCAATCAAATTGGCAAGGACGCTGCTCATACCATTGGCAATCTGTCCATAATTCACAGCAGCTCCTAAACCAGCAGCACTTGCATTCTCAGCAGCATTCTCACTAGCTCTTTGAGTTAGGAGGGCACGCATACTTGAACTAGATGCACCAGCTCCTAATGAAGCTGCATTGATAGAAGGCATAAGCTTCTCAAGAGCCAAGCGCATCTGCTGTGCCATAAGCCCCTTGGCATCCCCAAAGGCAGCTTCTTTGCTGTAACCCTCACGATCCATCTGGAGATTGGCAATCTCAGTGTTCTTAGTAGCCCTATCCTGTTTCTGATTAGCTGTGCCTCCACTCATAAGCTGCTGAATAAGAGCCTCAAGCGCAGCAAGACTCTGCGAGGACATATTCGTAGTATTAGTACTAGAGCTAAGGTCTTTTACAGAAGTACCAGAAGTATTGGTAGTTGTAGAAGTAGGGGAAGTAGTTGTGGTACCTCCACTATTTGTGGTTGTTGTATCCTGTTTTGTTGCGCCAGCAGCGGTATCAGTTGTAGAATAACGCGAAGTTGCCATAATATTACCTTCTTCCTTGTTTGAAGCCTCGATATTCGAGGTATGAAATGTCGTAAACACCACGGATTGTTATATTAATCCATGCCCCAGGATACACACCGAAAAGAGTTGCTGATCGCTGTCCTACGAATCCTTGCACTTTATCTAGAGCAGGAACAAGAGCAGCCCCATCAATAGAAGTAGAAGTCTCAATAGAACCAGTAGATGGTGCTCTAAAATCAACTCTAACTTCTTCCACTGATGTTTTTCCTAAACGATAGTATCCTACTTTCCCGTATGTTATATAACTATCCGAAGGGGAAGTATCAAACAACCGTATCTTCTTCTCTGTATCTAGGATTCCTCCAAGTATACCAAAGACTGAGGCAGCTACCAATCCTGTGGCACTGGAGTTAATAGGAGAATAGTCGAGAAGAAGTTTATACGAAAGATGCATCTTCCCCCACTTCTTAAGTTGCAAGTCATAGACAAAAGCCCCATTGATAGTAGGATATAGTGGAGCATAAGATCCAAGGCTAAAGAGAAATGATGAAGCTGGAATTATAACTTCACTTCCTGGCCATGTTATAGTTTCTCCATCTAAGGTAAACCCATCAGCTCCTTGACCACATACTAATCCTGTCTCAGGATCTATTGGAACATCAGTAGGAGCATCAATAGGAGCTTTATTGAAATTAGAGGCCCCTGCACCAGTAGAACTTGTACCCCCAGGCTTAGGAGTTCCTCCATTAGCAGACGTGCAGGTAGTAGCATTCATCCTGGCAGCCTTACCTTCTGCATCAGTATATGTCCAACCAGTTATACTACAGAAGCCTGATTCTGGTGTAGGTGCCAGAGTAATAGGCTCACCCACATTAGTAGATACTACGCCAGTACGTTTCTTAGGATTTACATGCTTAACACAGGAAGGCTCAAAAGTTACTGGGTCTCTTTCTAAGGTATAGCCTTCTTCACATGAGAATGAGATACTAACCCCAGCATACCCTGCATCTCCTACATAAGGTTCAGAAGTAGCTACATCAACTGCAACAATAGCATTTGGCCCTGGATTTTGATTCCCCCACATATTAATTGATAGAATAGTAGGACCAGTATAGGAAGTAGCTACAGGAAATACTCCATTCTTCATTGCTATTAGTTCAGTACCTATAGCGCTTGCGCTTGAGTACACTCCACTCAGTGCAGCTACAGTAGCGCCAGAATCGCCTAAAGCCATGAAAGTGCTAGTAACATAATTTACTGGACCATACTCAGCATCGCTATCTTGACAGGTAATAGTTTCTTGACGTTTCCTTTTAATCTTTAAGAAGTCAGTAGCGTAGCGTGTTAGCCAGAATGAGCAAGAATTGAACCCAAATTTAGGGGCTGAAAACCCCTTAACATAATTACCTAACTCACAGTAATTGGCAGCAGGAGTAGAAGGAGTGCAGGTAGCAGCAAGATCCTCGTTATTAGAAGAATTCTCTCTAGCAAGGATAGCCTTAATCACAGCTTCCAATGCTTTATCTTCTGCTTCCCAAATAGCAGACTGCACAGCCATGAAACGCTCCATAGTCCATCCATCTATGTAAGCATCCTCTCCTTTAACAGCCTTCTTATTTGTTTCATTGGTAGTAAGACTAGCTTGAGTAAGAGCCCCTATCGGGCACATATTAACTTCTTTACCTTTAGCATCCAGCGTAGGGCACGGAGTTGGGCCCCATTCTAAATTGCCTGCATCTTTGGCTCCATTATTAGATATCCAGCAAGTCCATTCTGGCTTATAGTTAGGCGCAGTAGGATGTGGCGCAGGATTACCATTAGCAGGGCCAGGAGCTGGAGTTGGGCTATTAGGACCTCCAGGCACTACATCATCAAACTCTCCATTATCTATGCCATCCAAAGTAGGGCAGAATCCTGCTGGCTCATCAGGAATTATAACATCAGCAAGAGTGTATTCTGAGCCATCAAACTTATATGTCTCCGAAGGTATAGAATTCTCACCATTCTGAATTTTTCCGATAATATAGGAATCATCCATCATCTCAAGGAAAAGGAAACGTCCTTCTAGTACTTTGAGATAGATAGGCTGTGGAGTATCCTTTAAGAAGTCAGTAATCTCAGTAACAATAGTTTCAGGTACTGACTTAGTTATCTTCTTAAGACCTTCGGTAGTGTAAGCGAAATGGATAGTATCTGGGGAAGCAATGCAAGCCTGCCGCGGATACTGTATGCCAGTAGAAGGAAGAAGAACTTGTGGCTTCCATTGGTACAGATTAGCAGTATTTGCAGAGATGTACACTATGCTCTTAGAAGCATAGATCATGAAACCTTCACCATGGCTAAGTACAGTTATGATCTTCCCCTGCACATCAGAGAATGTTGCATTACCAGCCAAGGTTTCAAGAGAAGGCTCGAAGTCAGTAAAATCATCTATGTTAGACCAAGCCATTGAGTCAGTAACATCCCAGAAAGCAAGGCGCCCAGCTGCACGGAATATCCCTACTTGATAGAGCATATTCAGAAAGTTAGGAGTCTTGGATACAGCTGTAACCCCATCAGTAAGATCAGAGTCAATAAGATAATAGGTGGGTTTTCCTTGCATATATGCATATAGCTTATCTGCAATAATGGCAGTAGTCCATAGGTAGTGAACATTCTCTCCTGGTGGGGTATAAGTTACAAGTTGCTCCCAAGCACCTACAGCTGTACCTTTCTTTACCCAGATACCAGAAGCGCAAAGGGCAATAAGAACATTCTCAAGCAAGACATTCTGATAGATAAAGAGCTCATCCACATCAGCTGGAGCATCATCAATATTAAGTTTTGCATTGACACCGAAGTAGCTCTTATAGCCATAGGAAGTTGGCATGAAGTTATAACCTTTGTAGGCCATAACCGGTGTCTTTTCCTCAGGCGTAGAAGATCCTGAAGGCTCAGATAGAGTTTCAGGAAAAGAATTAGGATCGATAGGAATGAATGTCCTAGTTATATCAATAAACTTAGCTGTCTGTGCCATGATGATTTCCTATTAAATATTAGAGAGCTGCCGTTGCAATGCTACACCTGCCCATTTTTGTATCTGCTGAGCAACAAGATAAGTAGATGACCCACTAAGAGGGATTACTTTTCCTGCCCCTTCTAGCACAGTAGATGTTACAATGCAACCAGGAGGAATGAATAGTGTAGTAGCATGGGCTATATTTGACACTAAAGGATTAGTAAGAGTAGCCGCCACAAACTGAACAAAGCATCCTCCAGGTGAATAGAAAGATGCTACTTTCCATCCAGAGGGGATAGTAATAGAGCTGATACCACTAGCAGAAATATCCAACTTGAATAGAGCCACTGGCCTAATAACATCAAGTGGGATTGTCTTATTATCCTCAGTTGAAAAAGGATATAACTGATTGGAAGAATCTGAGCCCGTTGCCATACTTATTCCTTGGTTAACTTGTTAATAGTGGTATCTTTATCTCTGCTTCCTCTTGTGGTACCAAACTCGAAATTATAAATGTTATCGAGGTATCCTAAGAATCTGCCAAGAACTAGAGTGATGATACCCTTTGCATATTCGTCAAGCTCGGATTTTAGCACAATATAGACAAGTGCAGCAATAAGCGAGACGGCCAGAATATACATACTATCTGCACGGTAGTTATGATGACCTGCCTTGGCTATTTCCACATCCCTATTCCTAGCACTTTGCACATCAGATAGGTAGGATAGTTCTAATTCCCTATCAATCTCTAGGACACGAAGTTGGAATTCTGCCTGCTTAGCTGCACTAGCTTTAATCATTTCTAAGGCTTCAGCTGGTGTAGAAGCTCCAGTTATTGACTGAGCAGTGCCGACTATCTTCTCAACCACAGAAGTGCTCTTCTCTCCAGCCCCAAAGAAGCGCATAATAGAAGGGGCAAACTGCGCCAAACTCATTGCAATGGTAAACGGTTCCATGATTCTTTCCTAAGTTCTATTCTTCAACCAGCCGTAAATGAAATCTTCTTGGCTCTCTTTGCCTTCTGCTATATCAATATAGCGTACTGCCTGCATGGAGTTCATAGCTTTCACTAGAACTTTCTCTCCCTCAGTCCCTCTGTAGGCTAGAAACTTCTTGAGAGCATCTAAGGTGATAGGGCCAATCTGTCCATCTACGAAGATGTCAGCATACTTAGTGCCCCGTTGGTTCATAAGATTCAAGAGCCTTTGCAAGAAAGGCGCAGGAATAGATACTCCCATATTGACACCAGTATCTATCATCTCCTCCCCCAGAGTCTCAGAGATATCTGCTATCTTGTAGAAGCCAGGCTGTGTGATATACCGCTTCATATAGATAGCTTCAGCTAGTTCTCTAGGAAGGTCTACCATTGGGCCTAGGTACCCATTGGCGCGGGCTACAGCTTCTGTGATACCATACTTAGTAGGGCCTCCTCTGTCAGAAGGATGATCTGAATAGCCGCCTTCTGCAAGGATGATAGCATTGATTGTTGTTTGGTAGTTCATAGAGGCTTTTAAAGTTAGGCGTACTGACCGCCAGTCGCTGTAGTTCCTGCCACTGTGCCGGGAAGGAAGTTGACATTGCTTCCGCGCCCATATATCAACCCTAAAGCGTCAGCGGAGTATCTTTTACCTGTTACAGCAAAAGCCCCAAGAGTAATAACCATTGACTCTATATTTATAATCCCCCCACGCAGACAACTCGCGAATGCTGTTACGGTTATATTAGCTCCTAATGTACAGGTGTAAAAACCCGCAGTAATATAGGAGTTATATAACGCAATCATGATGTATGATGAGTTGCCTGCTACCGAGTAATTCCCCTCTGCAATAATATTACCACCTGACGCGTATAGCGGTGATGTCCCGCAGCTATTGAATATCATATCTGCATGATAGATAATAGCCCCGTCCCTACTAGAAAGCCCTGTAGACGTACCTTGTATCTTGGCACCTTTTATCTTCCAGTTGTTACCGGCCCCTGTAGCAGTAAATACACCACCTGTTACGTTTAGGAAGACGTTGTTCGGAGTAGTAGTATTGCCCTCAATAGTTACGGGGAGGCTTCCTACTCCCAGCTTGCCAGTGAGCGCCCCAGTGTATGTGCCATCTCCTACACTAATTGTAACCTGATAGATACTTCTATCTAAGGAGGCTACTATATCAATAGCTGCCTGAATTGTCAGGAAGGAAGTACCTACAGTAAGGCCATCATTACTATCACTCCCTGCAGTAGTTACGTAGTAGGTTCTGGCTGCCGTGAGAACTTCTCTACCATACGGCTTACCATTCGTAAGAGCCCAGCCAGTACCATTGTACTTCCAGGTCTTGTTGTTGAAAGAATACTCTTGCCCAGTAGCAGGAGCTGTGGGGAAATTGATTGTTGGCATGATTGATTCTTTCTAATACAGATTATGCATACTGAGCGCCAGTAGCAACAGTGCCCGCGGCATTGCCAGGGAAGTAGTTAGCCCCACCTCCATTAACAAAGCAGGAGGATAGTAAACCTAGTATGTATCTAGGGCCGGTAGCTCCTGTGCCGGTGAATGTCATAGCGAAAGCCTCAAAATATCCAGCACCTCTATCAGCCCATGCCCAACCTCCTGGGAAGTTAGGGGTATTAGATAGTGTTACTGTACGTCCTGTGGTGGAGATAGAGGCATTACCGATGCAATACATATGGGCGCCAGAGGTAGAGCCTCCACTTACAGCATAGTTAGTGCCGAATGTAATAGACCCCCCATAGGTTGCTGATATCTGGGATGCATTACACTGCCCAAAATCTATATTCCACAATTCCAATAAACTACCACCTCCGGATACTGCTACTGCTCCGCTATTAGAAGAAGCCAGTTTAAAGCCCTTGAGTATCCATTTACCACCAAAGTAATTAGTGAATTTAGTACCAGCTCCTGAGAGTGACACGTTAGCAGGAGTACCAGTATTACCGTTGACAATAGGAGCCAGCTTGCCCAACCAAGGAGCTAAGACTACTGCATCTGTATAAGCTCCATCTGCTACTTGAATTGTTGCCTGGTATATATTAAGATCCAAGGTGCCACAGACTATATCTACAGCTTTTTGAATAGTTAAAAAGGGAGTTCCTACAGCAAGACCATCATTAGAATCATTACCAGTAGTGGCAACATAATAGGTTCTATTAGCAGTCAGTATCTCTCTCCCAGCAGGCTTAGGAGCAACAGGGCCAGCCTCTACCCATGCTGAAGAATATCCATCGTCTACCCAGATATACTTAATACCTGTATTAAGATCATACCAACCTTGGCCATTGGAAGGAGTAGAAGGAGCAGTGGAAGCCACTATTGTTCCTGCCCCAGAAGCCTCTGCCCATTCAGTATCATTATCCGCACCAGATACTTTCGTAAGCACAGTACCAGTAGCTCCACCAGCAGGAACTCCTAAGCCATTTGTACCATTAGTTCCATCTATACCAGCAGCCCCTGTTGGACCTATTGGGCCAGTATCTCCTGTCACGCCAATAGGGCCTTGAATTCCTTGCGGCCCTTGTGGACCTACTAAGTCAATCCCAGCAGGCCACGTAGTAACCCCTTTAGGCCCATATATGGTAGAAGTCGCTGTGTCAATATAAAACTCACCTTCAGTGCCTATGCCACTTGTAGGGGCAACTACTCCATTAAGTACAGAAAGACCTGAGGGGCCAATAGGGCCACCCACCCCTAGAGCTCCTATCCATACAGGGCCAATATTGTTAGCTAGAAAATGAAACTCATTAGTGTCTTTTTGCCAACAGAGTTTTCCTTTGTCAGCAGCAACAACTACTAATGAATTCCTAGCAGTAGCATCAGCTACTTCCCAGTTATGAATATAGTGAATATCACCAAGTGGTATATCTTTGTGAAGCATGATGTTCCTAGCTTATTGTGGAAGGGCTGAACGTATAACCGTCAGAAGAATAAAGAAGCTCAGGCTGCCCGTCTCCTACATCAGCAGCATAAGTAGAAGTAAGCATATGAGTAGTACCACACGCCATGTTACTTACCTCTATGCGTGTGTTAACATTATAAGGAGTCCAGGTAACTCCATCTGTGCTCTTGAATACTTTAGAGAATTCGCTAGTGGAATACACATAAAGAGCACTATTAAATTTGCAGATGCTGGCAAGGGCACAATTAGCCTCAGTTACATTAAGCATATCATAAGCTTCTTGTAGTTTTACATTAGTCCAAGTAGTACCCTGATCAGTGGTTTTCCAGATGCCATAATAAAAATTAGGAGAATAGCTAGAAGATACTACTTTAGGCCCAATTCCATACCAGGCACCGTTAAAGTCTATGAGAGGCCCATTTTGATAATACTGGATAAACTCACCAGTACCAGCTACTATAGTGTTAACTGCTCCAGGCTTCTTTACCCACCCAGTAGTGGCATTAGGATCAGAAGTTATATAGATTGTACTGGCATCATAGAATTGAAGAACCCAGACAGCAGCAGCTGGCATCCACACTAAACGGACTCCGCCATAATTAGTAGCTAATCCGTAAGAAATAATGTCGCTACCAAAAAGATAAGGAAGGCTAGGACTGAAAACACCAGATAAGGTCCATGCCCTACCGTCTGTTGATGTATAAATCCTATTACCTTCTGTAAGAACAACAAACTTCGTTCCATCACAGGCTACTCCTATTGGAAAATAAGGAAGTTTCCATTCTACTGTTGAGTAAGAGAGAGGAGAGCCTATGGTGCCAACAGCTGCGTAAATAGATGTTCCAGGGGCATACTCCAGAGCTTCACAATAGAAGCTAACAAAAAGCCCATCACTCTCTCTAGTAGCTTTGCAATAAGGATAACCAGTGATAGGAATAGAATAGCTTGCAGCTTTAGCCATGGCTGCTGCACTACCTACGCTGCTATAAGTAATAAACTTGGCAGCCATATCTTTAAGATTAGTCCAAGCCCTAACTCTTTTATGCGCCATGTAACGGCTACCTGCATGGTCTATGTACATTTCACTATAAGTGAGACCAGTATATGGCCTAGTAGGCTCTGCAGGATTAGGGGTGGTAGGTTCAACTACTGGCTCATTTGGATTAGGAGTAGCGGGTGTGGTAATAGGCTCGCTATTATCTACAAGAACTTTTGGAGTTATTATAATCTGAGGCGGCAGGCACTTCTTATCCTGCACCACAAGATCTCCATTGAGTGCAAAAATTATCTCTCCTAGAGCTGCTAATGGTTCTACTATTACGCAGTCAGATGCCCCATAGGAAACGTCAAATCCTACTATTGTCTCCCCATTGCTATTGGCTGAGCCAGCCCCAGAACCGGGAGTTATAAATGGCGGGTTATAAGCAGGCATGATATACCTTATGGAGTTGTCTTAGTTACACCATTAGTAAGAGCCCGCTCATGGTTAGCAGCAGCTATTATTTTCAGGTTTACTATGTCTGATTCTATGGAAGAGAACCTAGTTGAGATATGTATGATAGCAGAGATTACCACCATCTGAATGATACCAAGAAGCCAAGTAATAACTTTGCTAGCCCCTCTCCAATTATTGATAACCATGGCATTTTCTTCAACATGGGAATTAAAGGTTGCTAGATGGGCTTGCAGGCTAGCGCTTACGCTTTCTGTTGTTCTTGTATTAGCAGCTACATTAGTTGCCAACGACGAGAGCACAAGAAGCAATGCTCTACGTGAAGCATCATCCTCTCGTGCTATCATAGCCTCTATATCTAGATCATCATTCGCTCGTCGCATCTTGTTTTCGTTCATACTTATCCCAAATCTTTATCTACGTCATCGCAGAAGGATTGATAGTCTAAGCGTGCGTAGCTTTCATGAAGCTTAGCAGAAGCATCATCCCCAATATCAGCAAAGACCTTAGCAGTAGCCCTATTGAATACCATAGGCCAGCCTTGTTCTAATAGCCAAAATTCCGGTGAGCTTACTGTTAATGTAGGTGGGTACTGGTAGAAGCCAATATCAACAGCAGTGGCCAGCTTTGTCATTGCAATGTTAATGCCAGCGCCAGCTATGTAGTACTTATCTTTGTGATCACAGGAGGAGCCTAGCTCTTTAGTAGATAGCAGCGAGAGATACTCTTTAGTACCTCCCCGCTTAATATACTTTACTTTCCTATACCTTGGAAGGCTAGTGAAAGGAAGTGCTTGCGTATAATCAGTAGCTACAATAGGAAGAAGGATCTCTATGAGATCCCTCGAAAAGTTCTGATTTGAACTGAAGAAGTTAATTGCTTGATTAACTTCCCTATGAATGGAAGAAACCTTATCTGGCCTTTTTACAGCAGACAAGACTTCAGCAACAACTCCATTGAAGTTCATAGCTTACTCCGGAGTACGAGCTACGTAGTTCATATTGGCATCAGCATAATGCTCAAGTGCATCATACTCTTCCTGCGTCTTGGGGACGAAGGTACCATCTTCATTAGGATAAACAAAGACACCCTTGTTATTCACGAAACGTTTCAGACGCATGCTGATGTAGCCTGCGACCTTAGGTTCTTTGTTATCCGTAGAAGGATCTTTTGCTTCGGCAGCGGCTTTAGAAGCAGCCAGTTTTTCTGCGATAGTAGTCATGCTAGTCTTTCAAAGTAAGAAGGAAAAGCCCGCTATAGGCCGTTGTTTGGTGGGAGTCGCACCCTAACCTATAGCGGGTTCCCTATGATTGCCCAGATCAGGGAAAAGGATTAGGCCACGCCAGCTGTCAAGCCAGTGATATAGGCGCAAGAGAAGGGGCTGATCAGTTCCACAGCACATTCTGTGGTCAGCGAGCCGCCTACTGCATCCACACCAGTAGAAGAACCAGTGGCGCCAGTTCCGTAGCTTTCTGGGACAGTATCACGGCCATCCATATAAGCCAGCTTCAAAGCAGCCATGTCCATAACCAGCAACTGGCCAGTCAAGCCCAGACCATTCATCAAAGGATGCTCAACCAGGTTGATAGTACCTTTGTAGAACTGGAAGCTGGTATACTTCATACCAAACTTGGTTTCGCTATTAGTCATTGTGATCTGACCATTAGCACGACCGATTTGATTCAGCACCTTGATAGCCAGTGAATCACCAAAGGCAATACGCTCTTTAGGATTACCAACGTTCACAGAGTACTTGAAGGCCGGCTCAACCAGACTAACCAACTGGTCATAGGAGGTAGTAGCAGCTGCCGCATTGCTGTTCTCTGGGCAATACTGTTCAATGGCATCCAGAACACCTTGCGTGGAGTGCATTGGGGTGGCGCCAGTAGTATCCATCTTGGCCTGCCCCCAGATAATAGCAGACTCAATATCCATCGAGTGGAACATTGTGCAGTCTTGCTTATTCTCTGCAATGTTGCTAATACCCATCTCAGCGTAGGAAGCACGAGCAGTATCAGTCAGTGCCCAGGCATTACGGAAGATCTGAGTAAAGTTAGAAACATACTCAGTGGTCAGACGACGAGCTGCAGGACGTTGAGAACCTTCTTCAAATGCTGTACCAACATGCAGGAGCTTATCACCGATGTTCATAGCAGCAGCTGCCACACGGCCAAAGGCTCGGGTAACTGTGATATTAGTAGCGTCAACCACTGCTGTAACACGTACATTCTCCAGTGTGCGCACATTATACAAAACCATCCCAGCTACCATGCCAACAGTAGTAGGAACAACAATGTTAGTAGCACCAATCAAAACGCCAGCCGCAAGAGTAGCTGTGATGAAGGTCATGGTCTTGGAGAAGTAACCATGGGTAGAAGATTTCGCCTTGCTACGGCCTGACTGAGAAGTCAGAGCAAACATAGGGGCAGAGCCATTGGGGAAGCGACGCAGAATTTGTGCAGCAAAGCTACGTTGATTCAGTTCAGCAGGATTGCCAGTATTGGCATTAAAGACACCAGTTGCGAGAGGCATGGTAGTTTCCTATAAAGAAAGGTAGAAGAACAGGGAGGATGGAATATTAACCTTCAGAATCAAAATAAGTATCCCAATCAGTAGCCTGAGGTTGAGATGATCTTTGATTCTGCTTAGATTCAGGGTTAACGGCCCTGCTGAGCTGGGTGATGTAATCTTTCGCCATCGTAGCTACTTCTTGTGGAGAAGCATCAGGATGTTGACGTTGCATTTCGCCAGCTACTTTGACTAGTTCTTTACGAACTACTGGGTGATCGAAATTAGCAGTACCTGTCAGAGCATTAACAGTCAGTTCGCTCTTAACCTTACCACTAAATCCTTTGTTGTTGAAGGCTTCTCTCGCATCAGTAAACTTATTCGTAAGCACGGAACTATGCGATAATGCGTGTTGATACGCGGTACGGCTAGCATGTTCCATCAGCTGCAGAATAGCTTCACTGTCCCCTTGTTTTGCTCGCTGCATAGTAGCAGGATCCGCACCTTGCATGAAGTTCAATGAACTAGCAGCAGTAGTTAGGGCAGTATTATCCAAGGCAAACTGAGGAGGAGTATCAGCTTCTTTGGCAGTATCATACATCTTAGCAAAAGGAGCCAGAGGATCAACAGGCTTTTGGTCAAGATTGGCACTATTGGGAAGTGTGGCACCTGGGTTATTATTAGCAGGGGCATTAGAAGGTGGCTGTTGCTGAGTTTGTTGCTCAGGGGCTTTAGAGGCAAAAGGATTCAAAGAAGAAAGAGAGAAGGACATAAAAGACTCCGTTAAAGAAAGAAATACTGCTTAAGGGGCAGCTTGGATTAATAGAAGCGTGTTGATGACTTCCAATCTACCTTTCACAGTTGCTTGCCTGCGAAGATAAGATTCTGCTGTTTCATTGATCTGTGGCTCACCAGATACAATGTCCATGATGATTTCCTTTGCTAGATTCTGCAAATACTTCTGTACAGCAGGATCAGAAAAGGACTTGACAATAATAGTCTTCTCAGTGGCAGAGAGTTCAGAAGTGGGAAGAAGAGTTGAATTCATTGTAAGACCTTAAGGAATAGGAGAAGCAGGAGCAGGCATAGTAGCACCTGGAATAGGAGCGGGAAGCGGAGCGGGACCAGCCTGCATAGGAGCTGCTAAAGAAGCTTGTTGCAAAGCAGCCGGGGGAGTAGGAGCTGCGTAGTTTGGATCATACTCCTCCAAGCCCCGAACTCCTTGCAGCTGCGCCAAGTGGGCAACCATAGCAGGCAGCATCTGACCATAGGCCTGTTGCAGGATAGGAGAAGTGGAAATGA